GCCAATCAAGGGCGCGGTGGGTTTTGGGTCGGTATGTCTATCGTGTCGGCAGCATCCGCTGCGGCAGGGTATGTCATGTCGTTTTTTGGTAAACATTGAAAAGGAAAACCATGAAAGTCTACATTCTTGACCGCTTGCGTGAGCCTTCAACCTGGCGCGGTATTACCCTGCTGTTGACCGCGTTGGGCGTGCCATTGGCACCGGCGTTGTCGGAAGCGATTGTCAGCGCAGGGCTGGCTGTGGCTGGGCTGATCGGGGTGGTGACTAAGGGATGAGTTTTAAGCTATCGGCCCGCAGCATCAAGATGCTGACGGGGGTTAATCAGCAATTAGTCGAAGTTGTTTACCATGCGATCAAGATCAGCAAAATTGATTTTGCGGTCATCGAGGGCGTTCGCACCCAGGCGCGGCAAAAGGAACTGGTCGCTAAGGGTGCCAGCCAAACCATGCAGAGCAAGCATCTGGATGGTCGGGCTGTGGACTTGATGGCGTACATCGGCACTCGGCCAAGCTGGGAGCTGAACTTGTACGATGACATGGCTGACGCGGTAAAAATCGCAGCCATTGAGGTCGGCGTGCCGATTCGGTGGGGTGGTGCGTGGTCGGTTCCGGACATCACAAAATGGTCAGGCACCATGCAAGCGGCGCAGGATTCCTACATCGCCCTGCGCCGTTCACAAGGCCGTCGCGTATTCATCGACGGGCCGCACTTTGAGTTAGCTGATTAAGCGGTAAAACCACTTATTAGCACGGCGCTGGCAGGTGATTTGATACCCTGCTTGCCGTAGTTCACTGACGATGCTGTTGACTGCGCAGACCCCTGCGCGTTGGATAATTTCCAGTGTGGTGTACTCGCCGCCCTTTTTGAGCAGTTTGTACACCCGCTGGAGCCGGTCCGACTTGTCGAAGTTGGCGGCGTTCATTAGTTGAAATCCGGAATGTCATCGTCAAAATCCACCGGCTGACGCTGTGGCACGGTTAGACCTTCTTTAGGCTTCGGGTCGTTCATATATGCCCAGCCGTCCCAGCCACCTTCCTTCAGCGGTATGACATCGAGCTTCAACATTTCACCGTTGCGCGTGGCAATGACCGAGCCGATCCGCTGGTAGCGGTTTTTCTGCTGGCCTTGCGCGTTGGTGTACTGACCGACGATGCAGCTAATTTCTTTGATAACTTTTGACATTTTATTCCCCTATGATTTTGCGTAGTGCTGCAACTTTGGCATCGACTTCAGCCAAAAACTTTTTGACTTCAACTTCGGTTTCCTTGATCCACTTTTCGTCACGTTCGACCCGGTGAACAAAAAGCTGGGCTTTGGCTGGCATCCGTGGGTCGAATACAACGTAGTCGCACCAGAACCGCCCAGCGCAGGCCATTTGCCACTGCATTTGCGTGAAATACTTGGATTCCACTGGATCGGCTGACAGCCAGCATTCCAGCGCAGTCTTGCTGTCAGGGCATTTAATCTCGACCATGCCGTCAGCGCCCACCAAGCCGTCAGGCGAGGCACCAGAGGCTTCAATCGTTGGGTGCGGTATAAAACCCACTTCATCCACTAAAACGCCTTTAGAGGCTTCGTAAGCCGCCCGTGCGAAGGGTTCCTGATCGATACCCCACTACATTGAGGCGTTGACGTAGCCTTCGGCTTTGGTGCCGGTAATCCGTTCCAATACGAGCTGGGTCAGGTAATTAGCGCGGCTGGCGCTGTATCCGGTTTTGGTTCTGGCTAGTACGTCGGCCACGCGAGACGCGGTGACCTTACCCAGGCGGGCGCTAAACCAATCTTCTGTACGTTGCTCATCCATTTGCTTTTTCCTTTTTAGCGCGTTCGACACGGGTTTTTTTTGCTGCGATTACTTTGGCCTGTAGTTCCTGATGCTCACCGCAAGCCTCAATTGCAGCCTTAAATACGACCGCCAGTTCCTCGCTGTTGGCGCTGGCATCGATGGCTGATAGATGGTCGGTAATGTCTGGCAGCGGTTTGCGGCGGCTGGCAGCGTTGCCATCGTCATCTTCTGGCGCAATGCCGCAGGCAGCCATCAGCGAATAGCGTCGGGCATAGGTCAACGCCGAGCCGTAGCCTTGCGGATCTTGTTTGCTGGCCGGAACGTGGAGCTGGCCGCAGGACATAATCTCACCGCTTTCGTGGACAAACACGGTTTCGATAATGATGCCGTCGCTGCACATACTAGTGCGCTGGGTCATGGCGATGCCGTTATTGTTTAACGCATCGATGACCGCTTCGACGCAGGCTGACAGGTCGGCGTAGCGTGACCGGAAATGCGGGTTGGTGGCTGATTTAAGCGCAGGGCCGAATTCGCGCTGGGCTTTGACAAACGCTGCTGCTACTTTGCTGAATGTGGTTTCCATATATTCCTCTTGTCGCTGTACGGTTTCATAAAATTGTTGTTGTGTCATGGCTGCACCATTATTTCCTGCCCTACTGAGGCGGGTTCTACGGTTACGGCTGCGTCTACCATTGCTGGCTTTTCTTTGATGGGTTGCTCAATTACTGGTGGGTCAGCTGGCTTTTGGCCAAGCGTCCAGACCGCTAGGTATCCAGCTACGAATACCGGCACGGCTACAACAAACGCGGTTGACTTGAGCAGTTCCATTTAGAAGATCGCCATTGCGACCCACAGCAGTGGGTACAGAACGGCGGCGATACAGACTGCCGCCAGTGCCAGAACGAGATCGGAAGGTTCGCGGTTCATGCTGTGCGCACCGTAAAGCCTTGCGCCTCGAGCTGGTCGGCCAAGCTGGGTGCTGCGCTTTTGCGTACCTGGATGCTAATTGCGCCGTCGAAACGGGCTTTAGCTGCGGTGGTTTCGGCCACAAAGGTGATTGTGGTGTCGTTGAAATCGGAGGGGAGGATAACGAAATCGATGAACATTTGAAGCTCCTTAAAAGACCCGTGAGGGATTAATGTGTCAATGCGTGGATAAGCTGGTAAGCCTGGGCGAGTGATTCTGCTTCCTGCTGGCAGGTGCAGCGTTCGATAGTTTTGCCGATGGTGAAATTATCATCGTGCGTCCATTCAACTACACACCAGTATGGGCGCTGATCTTCGTCGTCGTAGCGTTCTGAGGTATATCGCATGGCTGTCTCCTAAAAAGACCGTCGGGTGACGGCATGAATTGAATAGTAAAGCAAATTTGCGGTCAGGTAAAGTATTTTTTACAGAATCTCAAAAATAATTTACAATCCGCGCATGAATACAGAAAAAGCCATCAAACTTGCTGGTTCGGCAACAGCATTAGCGGTATTGCTGGGTGTTACCAGACAGGCAATTACCCACTGGAAACGCGAAGGACTGCCGCAACAACGCGTGTGGCAGCTACAGGTCTTGCGACCAGATTGGTTTGTTGGCTAAAATTAGATAAACCCGGCTAGGTTAGGATTGATCCCCCGACCGAAAAGCGAACTCCCCGCCTGCCGCTGGTTTCTCTTTGGGAGTGATGCGGAGTTGAAATGCACTATTACCAATTTAATATTGGCGATTACGCCAGCCATACGCGCCACCTTTCTGATCTTGAAGATTTAGCCTATCGGCGCTTGCTGGATGCCTACTATCTTCAAGAACGCCCGTTAAACGAGTGTTCAACGTCCGTTGCACGCCAGATCAACATGCGTGCCAACGAAGAAGCCGTCAAAACCATCCTGAATGAGTTTTTTCAGCTGACCGAAGGCGGCTGGATTCACCATCGCGCTGACCGCGAAATTGAAAAATACCGCAGTAAAGTTGAGCAAGCATCAAGGGCTGGCAAAGCCTCTGCGGAACGGCGGTTTAACGACCGTTCAACGGACGTTCAACCAACCATAAACCAAGAACCAATAACCAATAACCAAGAACCAATAAAAAGAGTAGAGAAGCAGCGCGGGACGCGCTTGCCTGAAGGGGGCGCGGACGTATGAAAGCGCCAAAGACGCAGGCCGCCGAAAGGTAGCTGAAGCAATTTTAGGAAAGGTAAGCCATGACGACCGAATTATCGACCTCAACTAACCCGCTGCCTGATCGGTGGGTTGACGCGCTGTTTGTGAAGATGATTAATTTCTATGGCAGCAAATTTACCGAAATGTGGCGGGATACCGACATCGATGCGGTCAAGGCTATGTGGGCGCACGAGCTGGGCAAACTTAGCCGCGAGGAAGTTACCAAAGGCGCACAAGCCTTGATGACTTTGGAATGGCCGCCGAGCCTGCCGCAGTTCATCAATCTTTGCCGCCCGAAGCTAGACGCTCAAAAAGCCTTCACAGAGGCATTAAACGGGCTTATGGCGCGAGATCGAGGCGAGGTTGGGGTATGGAGCCATCCGGCGGTTTTTTGGGCTGCTGTGAGCGTAGGCGGGTTTGATATGAAAAACTCAACTTATCCACAAATTCAGGCGCGGTGGACGGTCGCACTTGAGGATGAGTTAGCAAAAGGGGATTGGGCTGAAATACCTAAACCTGTGGTTTCTTTGCCTGCGGTTAAGGTTTCTGCTGAAGTTGCACAAAAATATCTTGCAAAGATGCAAGTTCATAAGTCAGAATCAAGCCACATTGACCATAAGCGATGGGCAAAGAAAATTATGGAACGGCACGAACATGGCGACAAATCTCTTTTGCCGGTTCAGGTGTCGATGGCTAAGGCAGCGTTAAACGCACCGACATAAGGGGAAAGAATGAGAAAGAATCCAATACCACCGCACGCGCTGATGGACGATCTGCGCAACAGGTTGCATTGCGTCAACGATTGTGAGTTAGCGCGTGAGATTGGTTGCGCACCTAGCATGATCTCAAAGTTTCGGCACGGCACCTGTGCGGTATCGGCGGCGTTAATTTTGGATATGCACGAAAAGTTTGGTATGTCGGTGGCTGAAATCAAAATGTTGATTCAGAGGGCAGAAGATGAACGTAACCTTTGCTGAGATTATTTTGTTGGTCGCAGGTGGTTTGATGGGCGCTGGCCTTATTTTTTTTATTGCTGGCTGGTTGGCGGTGCTGTTGCTTGATGACCCGAATGAATGAATACACCTGGTCTGAGGAATGGCGGCGAATTACAGAAGCAAAGTTTTGGGTAGCACAGTACAAATTGCATAAAAAGGAACACGGCGCGAAAGCGGCGGTAACGTGGTGGGAAGATATAAAGCGCCAGATTGCCGTTAAGCGTGGGCAGAAGGCAGTTGAAACCTTGATAGATGACATGAATGCCCTTAAAAAATGAGAGATCCGTTCAAAATTGACAGCCCGACCTGTATTAGCTTTAGCGGTGGGCGTACCAGTGCTTATATGCTTTGGCGGGTATTGCAGAGCAACGGCGGGTTGCCTGCCGAGGCAGTTATCTGCTTTGCGAACACCGGCAAGGAGGATGAGGCGACACTGCGCTTTGTGCGTGATTGCCAAGAACGCTGGCAAGTACCGATTACCTGGCTTGAGTACCGGGCAGACGCGCCTAATTTTGCCGAGATGGACTTTGAGACAGCCAGCCGCGACGGAGAACCGTTTGAAGCAATTATTCAACGATATGGCTACAAATTGCCTAACCTTGCATTTCGCTGGTGTACGGGGAAATTAAAGATTAAACCAACTGTTTCCTACCTTAAAAGCATTGGTTGGGATGACGAGTGGGATAACTTTGTCGGAATACGCGCTGATG